GGAAGATCTTGAGTGCTAGTATGAAGATTATTCAGACAGATTGTGATCCAAGTCTGGCTGAAGATAGAAGTCTACCTACCAGTGCATATCTCGTTGAGTATACTCAAGATGGTATGACACACTTTGATATTGTAATGGCAGCAAAACAGGTTGATATTTTTGACCACTATTGGGATAACTATCGTAGTGAATTTAAAAATATAACTCAGGCTCAAGGTAGAATCAATCCTAAACTATGGGGTAACCCACCACCTAAAGAGAAAGAGAAGAAAAAGAAATGAGTAACGGATTCGATATTAAACTTGAGGGTATCGATATGAACCCTGATCAAGTTCAAACATTACTTAAACAGTATAAGAAGATAAAAAAATATCAGAAGTCAAATCTGTTTGCAGTCAAGACCCTTGATGGGACAGAGGATTATGTCTCTGAGTTGATTAAGGAAGGTGAAGAATACGGTGCCCTTGACTAAATAGGGACAGTGGTCTACAATAGACCTGTCGTTCATCCGAGAAATCGGACGCAAGTAAGTCGCGGAACGGAGAATTAGAATGATTTACTACACTTACTACTCTTACGAACCCTTTGGGAGAGGCTACATTGGTAGTAGAGGATGTGAGTGTAATTCAGTGGAGGAGGATAATTATTTTGGTTCCTATGGAGACAAAACATTTAATCCTTCCTCTAAAATCATTCTTACCGAACATGCTACGAGAGAGGAAGCAGTTGAAGCGGAAGTAAAACTCCATGAGTTTTATCAAGTTGATACTAATCCTCACTTTGCTAATAGGGCAAAGCAAACATCTTCTTCATTTTCTTTCTGTTCTCAGGGAGAACGAATTGGTAGAGGCAATCCCTGTTTTGGTAAAGTTCGTGTTACTGATGGTAAAAATGAACGAGTAGTTTATGAGAATGACATTCCTTCTGGGTGGTGGAAAGGTAGAAGTCGTAATCCAAAAGAATACGCTACTACTAAATCCATAACATATACCAGAGGTAAAATGTATGATGACTTTCTAAAAGATGTAAGTAAAGATGAATCTATTTTATCTTTACCTATTAGAAAACTTGCAGAAGTTTATCAAACATCTCATACTTCTATTCGTCGCTGGAAAAAATCACTTTAATCGTTCATCCCATGAAATTCCTTATACCTTTATTACTTCTAACAACTCCAGTATATGCTGGCGAGTATGTTATGCCTTGTCAACATGTGAAAGAGGTTGCAGAAGTTGTGATGGAAGACCCTTACCTTTCCGAAAAGGATAAGAAGACTATTCTTCGAAATCTTTTAGGAAGACATGGTATGGGTTGTATTTCAAGGGACGCACACGACTGAAGGAACGGGGATTAAAACCCTCTACTACTTTAGGAGTAAACTCATGAACACACTTCAAATGATCAAGAAGCAGATCAACAAAGCATCTGCCCTTCATGACGCACAAATCAATCACACTGCATATCGTGGTGTTGAGTATGATACACGTTGCGTGAAGTCAAGTGAAACCCATGGTACATTTTGTTACCGTGGTCGTACTTACAACAAGTGACACTTGTCACAAGTTCAGTTATCTGATAGACTAGGGGGACACAAGTCTCCCTTTTTTTATGGAAAAAGATAAACTTAAACTTATCACAAGAAATCTTAGACTTTTAGTTGACGCATTAGAATCGGAAGTGTATTCTGATGTTAAGTCTTACACAGAAAAACTTGAGGAAACACTTCCTCCCCTTCCAGATTACGATGAGGTATTTGAAGATGATGAATGATGATTGGAGATACTCTGAAGACCGAATGAAACTTCGTCAGCAGTGTCTTGGTATCCTGTTAAATAAGTATGGAAGAACCAAGATAGAAGAAGAATCATATAGTACTCAAGACATCTATGAATGTGTAGACACTTGGGTTTCACAAGGTAATCAATTAAGTAATGGAATAGTTTCTTATTTCAATACATATTTCAATCATGAAAACAAAAAAGGCAATCAAGTACATCCTCAAACATCCTGAACTTTTCAGTGAAGGTGAACGACTCTATGTCGAAAGAGTTAAACAAGAACGAAAACAATTAAAGTCTAGTAAAAAAGATGAATCAAGCCAAACTAATCTCAGTAACACCTGATGCAGAAAAACAGATTGCATACTGTGCTCGTGTAAGTAATCCAAACAATCAGGACAGTGAGAAGTTCGCAGGTCTTTTGAAGTACTGTATTAAACATCAGCATTGGTCTATCTTTGAACAGGCATTTATGTCTATGGAGATTGAGACTACGAGAGGTATTGCAGCCCAAGTATTGCGTCATAGAAGTTTCACCTTTCAAGAATTTTCACAAAGGTATGCAAGTACTAATCTTTTGAACATTGAGATTGAACTTCCTGAACTTCGTCGTCAGGATGATAAGAACCGTCAGAATAGTATCGATGATCTTGACCCTGAGGTGGTCGATAAGATCAACCGTCAGATGATTACTCTATTCAGTTCTGCATCTAATCTTTATAGTCAGATGTTGGAGGCTGGTGTCGCAAAGGAATGTGCTCGCTTTGTATTGCCACTCGCAACACCAACCAGAATGTATATGACTGGTTCAGTTCGCAGTTGGATTCATTACATCGAACTTCGTTCTGCACACGGTACACAGAAAGAACACATGGATATTGCAAATTCATGTAAGGAAATTTTCAAAGAACAATTCCCCATCATTTCAGAAGCTCTGGAGTGGTAATAAATATCAACACAAACATTATGGAGGTAATGTGGCAACGTATCCCGTCAAACACAAAGACACTGGTGAGACTAAAGAAGTGCGGATGAGTGTTCATGATTGGTCTCAATGGTGTAAAGACAATCCAGACTGGTCAAGGTATTACACTCCAGATAATGCACCATGTTTAGGTATTGAAATGGGTGATCCCCTGAGTAAGATCTATACCAAACATCCTGGATGGAAGGATGTAATGACAAAGGCCAAGCAACAACCAGGTAGTACCCTAAAACATTACGATTAACATCATATGCCAGTAAAAAAGAAAACGGGTATTGGTAACACCAACCCAGTACCATTTGGTATGAGCAACAAGACAATGAAGAGGAAGAAACCAATCAACCTTGATTATATCAAGAAGGTGGAACCGATTACAGAGAATCAAGAACTGTTCTTTGAGAAGTATAAAAGTCAACAGAACCTTGTTGCATATGGTTGTGCCGGTACAGGAAAGACCTTTATCTCCCTCTACAATGCCCTTATGGAAGTCCTAGACCCTAGGACACCCTACGAGAAGATCTACATTGTCAGGTCCCTTGTACCGACCAGAGAGATTGGTTTCCTTCCCGGCGATCATGAGGATAAGTCATCTCTTTATCAGATTCCTTATAAGAATATGGTGAAGTATATGTTTGAGATGCCTGATGATGCATCTTTTGAGATGTTGTACAACAATCTTAAGGCACAAGGTACTATTTCTTTCTGGTCCACGTCATTCATTCGTGGTACTACACTGGACAATGTGATTGTAATTGTTGACGAGTTTCAGAACCTGAACTTCCATGAACTGGACTCGATGATTACTCGTATTGGTGAACACTCTAAGATTATGTTCTGTGGTGATGCAACTCAGTCTGACCTTACCAAACAGAACGAACGGAATGGTATCGCAGACTTCATGAGAATCTTGACGAACATGCCATCCTTTGATACAATTGAGTTTAACGCAGAGGATATCTGCAGAAGTGGTCTTGTGAAGGAGTACATCATTGCTAAACTTGAACTTGGTATGTAATGTTTAATCATCAGGATGTTCCTTTCGTTCCTATTGAACGAGAGAGTATTGACGGAGTTCGTTACTATAAAGTATTTGGAACTGAAGAACTTGTAAGAATGCCATCTATCACTTCGGTGATTAGTTGGAGAAACAAAGACAAGTTTAAACAGTGGAGAGCAAAGGTTGGTGAACAAGAAGCCAACAACATTACTCGTAAGGCTACCCATCGTGGTACTGATGCACATACGTTGATTGAGGAGTATCTGAACAACTCAGACACTTTCTCTGATGTTCTTCCCTTGTCTCAGTTCCTATTCAAACAGGCCAAACCTGAACTGAATAGGATTGATAATATTCTATGTCAAGAGACTGCATTATACAGTACAGAACTAGGTATTGCTGGTTCTGTTGACTGTATTGCTGAGTTTGATGGTGACTTGTCTGTTATTGACTTCAAAACATCAGCCAAACCTAAGAAAAGAGAATGGATTGAAGATTACTTTGTTCAGTGTGCAGCATATGCTTGTATGTTGTATGAGATGAAGGGTCTTATAGTCAAAAAATTTGTAATCATTATGACCTGTGAAAATGGGGAGGTAGAAGTCTATGAAGAATACGATAAGTCCAAGTATATTAAGTTACTTGTCCAGTACATCCGCGAGTTCGTGGAATCTAAACTCAGAGAATATGCAAAGCCCTGAAGAGTTAAGTGTCGATAAAATTATAGAAAAGAAATTCTATAGTAGTCGAACTTTTGCAGAAGAGATTGAAGCCATTGTCAAGAACGGTAATGGAATGAAATACGTTGATGCAATTGTATATTTTTGTGAAAAGAATAGTCTAGACATTGAATCTATTCCTAAACTGATTTCGAAACCTCTTAAAGAAAGATTGAAAGTAGAAGCAATGGAATTGAATCTACTGAAGAAAACATCTCACGCCAAACTTCCTATATGATACCTTGATGTGTAGTATAGACAAAAGAAGAAGGGGGTGGTAGAGTAATGAAGTAAATATTATGTGTGTCTATGGGGTTGTGTAAGGTGGACGGTTATGAAGTGTATAAAACATACCTAGGTATCTCAAGACACTTCAACTCTGATAGTTACGACTACTTCAAATACAATGGTAAAGTAAGGTGTAGTATTCAAAGTTTTTATAAGAACAAGAACCGGTTCTGGTTTGAAAAACTTGGTAGAAAATATTCAGACAAGGAGATACTTGAGTTGTTTGTCTCAAATTACTCAAACTCTGAAGATATCTCTAAAATCTGGATAGGAAACCTTGTGAGGGAAGGAGAGACACTTTACACTCAATGGAAAAAGAAAACACAAAGTCTTACATACACTTTCAAGTCAGAGGTTGAAGATGTCTTTACAAATAAAGACTTTGATGGTATGTTTAAGATTGAGGGGACTCGACACCCTCAAATCATCAAAGAACATCTAGTAAAAAACATTTCATTAGAGACGATGGTTATCTTGAATAAGATAATCGGATTCAAAGATGACTTCGATAAGAATCTTTCAGACCCTGTGTGGAAATTCCTATCAATGAGAATCAATAAGTATAATTCGTTTATACATATTGATGTATTTAAATTCAAATCAATTTTAAAGGAGATAATACTTCATGGCTCTTGACAATACAACCGTACTTGAGAACCTACGGAAACGACGAGTTGAAGTGGAACAAGGACTTGAAACTACCAGAGAGATGTACCTGAAACTTGTAGGTGCAATCGAAGTTCTGGAACAGATTGAAGAACAAAATGCTCGAACCGAAACATCTGAAACTGAAGTTGTGGAAGGAGAATGAGTTTCTTTGAGTCAGAACTAGTTTAACACCTCCACTAAATAAACAGTTGACACCACCCCGTAAAGGGGTTATATTACGGGGGCCCCGGAACCCCCTACCAAAGTCCGGGAACAGACCAAATACTAACTAATACGAGGTTCAAATGTCATTCAATGACCTAAAGAAACAAAGTTCCCTTGGGAACCTGACTTCCAAACTGGTAAAGGAAGTCGAGAAGATGGAAAATAAAGGTGGGGGTCCAGATGAACGTATCTGGAAACCAGAAATGGATAAGACCGGTAACGGTTATGCTGTAATTAGATTCCTTCCCGCTCCAGACGGTGAAGATCTACCATGGGTGAAATTGTTCTCTCACGCCTTCCAGGGACCTGGTGGGTGGTACATTGAGAACTCTCTGACTACCATTGGTGGTAAGGATCCTATCGGTGAACTCAACCGTGAGTTGTGGAACACTGGTAATGAAAATGATAAAGATACTGTACGTAAACAGAAACGTAAACTGTCCTTCTACGCCAACATCTATGTTGTCCAGGACAAAGCCAATCCACAGAATGAAGGCAAAGTCTTCCTGTATAAGTTTGGTAAGAAGATCTTTGATAAGATCATGGAAGCAATGCAACCTGAGTTTGAGGATGAGACCGCAATCAATCCCTTTGACTTCTGGCAGGGTGCTAACTTCAAACTGAAACTGAAGAAAGTTGCAGGTTACTGGAACTATGACTCTAGTGAGTTTGATCGTGTCTCTCCTCTTTTGGATGATGATGATGCCTTGGAAGCAATCTGGAAGAAGCAGTATTCATTGACTGCTCTTACTGCGGCAGATCAATTCAAATCTTATGATGAATTGAAGAAGCGTCTAGACATGGTTCTAGGCAGTAAATCACAAGCACGTCAAGAAGCACAGGAGACCGAGTATGATAACTATGCAGCAACTGAACAACGCGCTGTTAGTGAAGAGCAAGTCATGCAAAAACTTGAAGACTCTTACCAAGCATCAAAGAATGTTGAACCAACATCCTCTACTGATGACGATGATGATCCTCTCAGCTATTTCAGCAAATTGGCCGAGTCTTGACCTATAACATATAATTTTTAATAGGGTTGTAACTTTGGTTACGACCCTTTTTTTATACCCTAGCGAAATCGCGGCCTTGATTACAAAAATGCCGACAAAAAAATCCGGGGGAAAAATGGCCCTATTACTTTTTTTATTACTGGAAGAGTCTAATATTCTCTCCTCTTACCAGACTAGGAGACACATATTGTGAAGAACCCTTACCATAGGGCATTACTGCTTCAAGATCGTCAATAATCAACGCAAGATAGAATGGTTTAATTACGAATATATTTCTTTTTTTGTTTTGTACCGATACTTCATATTCGTAGTTTGATACGGGATATGCACCAGAACGAGTAATAGTCTGATTTAGACCTTGATCGTAAAATGTAACACTATAGTCACTAGGAACAATAACACCCTGTGGAACAATAATTGTATTTTGACTATCCTTTACTTGACTTGTAACATAGTGTTTTGTGGCATATGCATTTTCATATGAACCATACTTATTGATTAAGTAGTTATTGAATGATTCCTGAGCCATCGGCCATTCGTCTTCAAAATGAATAATATTATTACACAACATAACTAACCAATCAAGGTTAGAATCACCATAAACCTTTTCTGCAACATTATCAGGTCTATCATCACCAACAACCTGGTATTTTGTAAAGAAACCTAGATTGTTTAGAATATCATCTCTTATCTTGGCCCTTTTGAATAAATTCTTAACTTCGGTATAATCAGAGATTTTCTGACCACTAGAAGTTCTATCTACATATTCAAAATTGGGAATATATCTAAAATATGGGTTTGCCATTAGAATCCAGTGCCTCCTGCTACATCATGGTCACTTTGATATATTGGTTCGAGTTCACTAAATGTCATAGTAACTTGGTATTGTGTCATTGAACCATCTTTATATGTCATGTAACTATTGCCCGGTGTATAATTAGCACTAAAGTTAGTGAGAGCACAAGGTTTAAAACGATTCATGAATGGATGATCTTCCCCATTATTATGTATATACTTCAATTGAAAAATATCTGGTGTATACAGAAAAAGTCTTTGAGGTGCTATTTGAGGTGCCATTGATCTTTTAAAGAACCGTATAATTTCTTTGACGGTTGCTGCTTCAGTGTCAGTTCTTGGTGTAAATGTAAAATTAAAACTAAACTGTCTTAATTTTGGGCCTTTAAACAGTAGTTCGAGATTCTTATTTAAAACCTGACCGGTAGATCTTCCTACTACATTAGCCCCAACTGCTTGACCAGCAAAATACGCAGTAATAAATGGTGCTAATCCATTGTCGTTAATGAGTTGTTGTGCGGCCTCACCTGTATTACCCAAAAGATTAGCAAAAACTGTCCCCAAATCACCAAGAGAATCTGATCCTCTTATACCATTAATTGCATTACCTGCAATACCTGCCGCTCTTCTTTGAATTTCGTTAATTTCGTCTTGTGTCCAATCAACTGCATTAGATTCACTTAACCCTGGTTGCATCGGTAACTGTATTATTTTTGTTACTTGACCCAACTTACTACTTACACTATAGTTTTTAAAGGAATTATTAAATACCCCAGTACTATCACTCTGACCAAAACCATTAGTATTCTTAGTTGTATACTTGTGACCAGTAATTTGAATATAATCGTACCCAAAGGATGTAAGGTCTGCTTCTGGATATTTTAGTACTTCACCATCTTCAGCAAACTTACGAGTATAGAATGGATCATTTAAATCAAGTTTAGTGTTACTTATACCAAGACTTGCTGCAAATGAATCTCCTGCGGCAGTTATGTCATCTGCCGTTCCTAAAAATGCATCATCACCTAATGATCCAAAATCTGTAAAACCACTCAAATTAGAAAAACCATCCACAGGTACTAAAAAAGCGTCACTACTACCGGTAAACATATCACCGCCAGTAAGAGTTCCATTATCAACGGAACTACTACCCGATCTTTGTTCTTCACCACCACTTAAAGGTACTACTTCAAGTTCAACAACGGCCGGTGGGTCTACGGTATTTGAAAGTGACTTATAACCAGGTTGTTGTTGTAATTCCTGATATTCTTTTCTTGAGGTACTACCAGAGAGATTCTCTTCTGCTAAATCTAAAGTTGCTTGTTTTACACTTTGATTTAGATTTGTGTATTGTTGACTATTTTTTCCTGTAAAGAAATCATCAAAATCTGCTTGATTTACTATTGTTGTTTTGTCGTTTGAAGCATTATATTGATATATTAACTTGTTACCAAGAAAAGTTTTTTTGTATACATCATAATTTCCATTTGATCTATTGGTTGTAACAACAACATCAGTTTTACCTTGTTGGCCAGAAGGCGCGATAGTACCGTTATTATAGTTCAGGGTTGCCTGATACTTTGTTGGATCATTTCCACCCAAACTTTGCCAACCTGAAGTATCTTTACTTGCCACTATTGTATTTCTCCTAATAATGGTTACTAACCCGTTTAGTTATTTATTGTAAAACTTTGATAAGGAATTGCACGAAGTGGTTTAAGTTCCATAGGATATACCACACGAAGAATTGATGATTCTTCCCAAGTATAATTCCTAAAATCACCCCAATGATAGTTTAGACCACGAAAACCCCACTCATAAACACCAACACAAGCAATTAATGGAAATTGGTCGTATTCAACTCTTGGAGTTTTTGCTTGATAGATGAATGTATAATAACCACCCACATCAGGAATGACTTCAGTTTCTGTTAGAATTTCCATGATTTCTAACATCATGTCATCAGGATCTGTCATACTTGAGATCCTATTTTCATCCTCTTCTTTAAATCTATTCATTTCTTCCAGTGATAGAGTTCATCTTCGGTAATAATCTTAAACTCAATCAAATTATCCTTACAAAAATCAACTGCAGCCTTCCATTTTGCCTGATTGACTGCATAAGTCTTTGCTTCTAAAATAAATCCTTTAGTTACTCTTTTCTTTTTGACAGGTGGTAGAGTTTGTTTCTTGGGTTTGATTTCAATTACATACTTTTTTAGTTTACCACTCTTTTCTTTCACTTCAATCAGAAAGTCTGGATAGTATCTATGTGGTCTCCCATCAACTGGTGAAATGTACCTTATTGCTAGTTCTTCACTCGCCCATTTTACTATACTGGGATTGGTGTCACAATATCGACAAAACTGTCGTTCCCAAGAACTTCTACAAATGATATTATTTGAATTTCCAAGGTATTTTTCAGGATGTGATGGTTTATAAATTGACTTTATACTTTGACCCATCTAATATACATAGTATTATAATGTAGAAATATTTAGATGCCTGGACCATCTCCAAATTCAATTAAAACCTCGGCACTAAAGAGTAAAATTCTTCATGTTGCCCAGACATCGGTATATCAAGTCAAAGTTCAACCTCCATCAAGAGTGGTGAGCTTTCTTAATAGTGGAACAAGAAATTTCAATTACTCTGCAGATGGTGAAAACGTTGAGTTGATGTGTTCTGCTGCATCTCTTCCTGGTGCAAACCTTTTTACTCATGAAGCAACAAATGACTTTGCTGGTATGTCAGAAAAAATGGCATATCGAAAGGATTTTGGAAACACTCTTGATTTGACCTTTATGGTGAATAATCGATACGATGTGATTGAACTATTTGATGGTTGGGTTGACTTTATTGCAGGTCAAAGTTCCGATAATAGAGGATATTTTAATAGTGCAGTAAGTTATCGGATGAATTATCCCCAAACTTATAGAAGTAATGTATATTTGACTAAATTTGAGAAGAATGCAACGGCAGAAAGAAGAAGAAGTAAATCTGATAGTTATCAGTTGCAATATACCTTTGTAGATGCATTCCCAATTAGTATTGCACCAACTCAAGTGAGTTATGAAGCAAGTAATGTTTTGAAATACAACATCTCATTGTCCTACACTAGATACATTAGAGAGCGTAAATATACATAATAAATAGTTTTACTTATATTATAAGTTTATCATGCCTTTACCGAAGATTGTAACTCCTGAGTATGATTTGGTATTACCGTCAACCCAGAAGAAGATTACTTATAGACCTTTTCTAGTCAAAGAAGAAAAACTCTTGGTTCTTGCTCTCGAAAGTGAGAATACAAAACAGATTAAAACCGCAATCAAATCTGTTCTAAAAAGTTGTATTCTTACTAGAGGTATTAAAGTAGAGAAACTTCCGACTTTTGATATTGAATATTTGTTCTTGAATATCAGAGCTCGGTCAGTTGGTGAAGAAGTTGAGGTAAACATTGTTGCTCCTGATGATGGAGTGACAAACGTAACAGTTACTATTGACCTTGACGAAATTCAGGTTCAAACTAACGAAAACCATACCAATAAGATTAAACTTGATGATACCTTGGTAATGGAGATGAAGTATCCTTCACTGGAACAATTCATTTCAAATAACTTTGACTTTGAAGACAACACTGATATCAATCAATCATTTGAATTGATTGCATCATGTATTGATAAGATCTATAGTGAGGAAGAGGTCTGGGCAACTGAGGACTGTACGAAAAAAGAAGTTATTGACTTCTTGGAACAAATGAATTCAACTCAGTTTAAAGACATTGAAGTTTTCTTTGATACTATGCCAAAACTATCTCATACAATTGAGATTACAAACCCAAGCACTAAAGTAAAAAGTACTATCGTTTTGGAGGGTTTATCCAGTTTTTTCGCATAGGCATGATCCATATGGATCTAGAGAGTTATTTTAAATTAAACTTTGCGATGATGCAATACCACAAATACTCTCTCACTGAAATTGAAAATATGATGCCCTTTGAAAGAGACATTTACGTTGCTCTCTTACAACAACATTTAGAGGAAGAAGAACAAAAGCAAAAGGCAAGACAGAATGGCTAGAGATCCCAAAGTAACAAGAAAGGCTTATGAATATAAGTTAGGGAAGGATCTTGTCTCAAAATTGGATGATAAACAGATACATTTGCTGTCAGAATACTATAATTCTCTGAGTGATAAAGAGACGAGTGATATTGATAGTCAGATTGTTCAGGGGCGTAATAATACTGAACTACATGAAATGGCCATAGGTATGGTCGAAGAAAATGAAAGTAAAAAGACTCCACCAAAAGCGAAACCAAAACCAAAAGCGAAACCAAAACCAAAGGCAACACCAAAGGCCAAGGCAAAACCAAAAAAGGTTTATGATGAGGATAGATCAGTTGCATATAAGTTACCAGATCATATTCTCAAAGACCTTGACGAAGATCAGATAAAGGACTTATCTGCCGTATATAATATGATGTCGGCCGATAAGAAAAAAGAATTTGCAAAGGGTAAGGGCGATTTGATGGATCTTGCCCGTCAGATGTCAGATCCATTACAAGAAAAATATAATACTGGAGGGTTAGATTCCTGGACTGGCAAACCCAAAGAAAATAGTAATGCAAAGCAGGGCCCAATGCCAATGCCCTCTGCTAAGAAAAAACCAGACAAGAAGGCTGTAACTGCCATTGTCAAAAAGTTTAGTACAGAGAAGAAAGAAGATACTAAACAACCTGCTAATGAGACTATTGATCCAAAAGTATTAAGATTGTTGGGTTTAGAGGATACATTTGACCTTGATTACGATACTTATAAGACTCTTCTTCGTGAGAAGATGGCTGCAGGCAGAATGTCTAAAAGTCAGATTCCAACTGAAGAGACTGAACTTCTCACTAATGAATTTAAGAGAGTAAAGAGTAAGACTGGTAGATTTAAACCAACTAAAAAGAAAGTTGTCAATATCTCCAAGGTAGTTCAAAGTGGTAAAAAATATAACAAATCTGCAGTTAACACTCAAAAACTTCTAAGTGGTTCTAAAGAAACTGAATCAAATAAAATAGAGACGAAAGGTAAGGCAGTTACTGACTCTTTTGAGAATATCAATCAAACTCTGGTTGGTATTGATAGTCTTCTTGCTGATATACTAGGTGAAGAGAAGAAAGAGTCTGAACAAGAAGCAAAGACTGCAAGAAAGGCTGCACAAAAGGCAGAAGAAGAGAAGTCTGAAAAGAGTGCAAAGACGAAAGCAACTAAGGCTCTAAAAGGATTCAAGGCTCCAAAGATGGGTTTCCTTGATATGATCAAGAAATTCTTTAAGAATATCTTACTTGGTGGTTTTGTATTGAAAATGCTTGATTGGATTAAAAACCCAGAAAATCAAAAGAAAATACAGAATGTAGTTACATTTATTACTGACAATCTAGATAAAATTCTTCTGGGTATTGCTGCCCTTGTTGGACTTAATATTGGATTGAAGATACTTGGTTTCTTGAAATTATTTTCTCCTCTAATAAAAGGAGTACTGTTTGTCTTAAAAGGTTTCTTGGGTATAATACCAAAAATAATAAACAAATTACTTGATAGGGATAAACCTAATAAAACACCTAAAGGTGGTGGTGGAAATGATAAGGGTAATCAGAATAAACCAAGACAGGGGGCGGGTAAGAACGCAGGTAGAACTTCAGGTAGTGGTACTAATAAACCTGGTCAGAATATAACTAGGGGTGCATCCGGTAAACCAAGAGTAACTGGTAGCGCCCCAGTCACTACTGGAACCGGTGGTGCACCTAAAACTGGTTTTAGATTACCAAATCCATTTAAGGGATTGAAACTTCCAAAAGTAACTGCTGGTGGTGCATTAAGGGGTGGTGCATCTTTTGGTATAGGTCTGGCCTTACAGATGCTCATGAATATGGGATTTGATAAACTTGATTCAATGCAAATTGCTGGTGTTGTTGAGAGATTTAATAATGCTGATGAACAGACAAAGAAAAAAATGCTTGAGCATTATAGAAAAAAGGTAACAGAAGCTGAAGAAAGAACTAAAGGTATTTCTGGAGGCATCGATAGTATTACTACAATGGGTGGTCTTCTTGGTGAATCTAGTAACCAGAAAGTGTTAAGAATGCTTCAAGCAACGTTGGCAGCTCTTGAAGAAGAAAACACAGCACCCACCAGTGATACCAGTCAAGATACACCAACTACAACACCTGTACCTCCAACAACACCACCTGTAACACCACAAAATTCGTTGTTAGGAAAGCAGAGTTCTGCTCCAACAGCAGACTATGGTGCAGGGTCAGATGCAGGACCTAAGGGTTATATTATTGTTCCTGGTCATGCTGCAGGAC